TGATTTCATATCTATATCATGATTAGGATCGCCCCTCTTGGCAAGGATACCACCATGAACTTTAGGATGTAATGTCTTTACCCTACCACCAAGTATCTCTGGAGAACTAGTATATTCAGATACTGTCATTACAGGTATATCTGCTTTCTTAATAGCAGCAGCAGTACCACCACTAGAAATAAGATCATATCCATAAACATAGTGTAGTGCAGATGCCAAAGGAAGGATTCCTTCTTTATTTGATACACTCAATAATGCGTAAGCCATAGTTCTTTAATGTAAAAAGTGTCGTTTGCCTGTGAGTACCATAGTCATATCTAGCTCATTACAAGCATCAATAGATTCCTGATCTTTAAGACTTCCACCTGGTTGGATGACTGCCTTAATACCAAAATCATATGCCAATCTTACTGTATCCCCAAATGGGAAGAACCCATCACTTGCCAATACAGAACCAGCACCAGGATCAGCAGATTGTAGTGCAATATCAGCAGATCCAACACGATTCATTTGTCCTGCACCAACTCCAAGTGTCCTCCCATCACGAGCAACTAGAATAGCATTAGAGCGTACATGCTTTACTACCTTCCAGGCAAATGTAAGATCAATCATTTCCTGAGTGGTAGGAATACGTTCAGTAGCAACCTTCCAGTTAGTAGGATCAATTGGTTTATTATCTCTCTCTTGAGCAACAATCCCTCCCAATATACTTCTAAGATTGTAGGTAGATAATTTCATATTATCTATATCCAATTTAAGCAATCTTAAATTCTTCTTACCAGAAAGAATCTTTAATGCATGACCTGTAAATTTGGGTGCAACTATACATTCATAAAAGCTTTTATATATCTCTGTAGCACATAAATCATCTACTTCTCTATTAAGAGCAATAATTCCACCAAAACAACTAACCCTATCCGCATCTAATGATCTAATCAGAGCACTATAGATATTATCACCTATAGCCACCCCACAGGGATTAGTATGTTTAATAACAACAGAAGCAGGATCACCTTCAAACTCCTGAACTGTAGATATTGCTGCTTCTAAATCTATAAGATTATTATAACTTAACTCTTTACCTTGCAATTGAGAAGCAGCAGATAAACCTTCATTTGGAAAGGCAAACCATGCTGCTTCTTGATGAGGATTCTCACCATAACGTAAGAACTCTTTAAATTCTATCCCCTTTGTCAACTCAGAAAAATCCAGAGACATTATATAACAACAACTATAACATCATTATACCATACTTTGAAGGGGATGCAACCTTTAAAGCCAATCCTTTCTAGTATGATGTTCTGGAACTACCTTACCAAGATTAATGGTAAGAAGACCATCTTCAAAATTAACTTCCTTAATCTCAGTATCATCTGTAATAGTCCAAGACCTTTCAAATGATCTGTTAGCAAGACCTCTATGGAAAAATGTATCAGATTCTTCTTTCTCCTCCTTCTTCCCTTCAACAATTAGCTTACCAAACTCAGTGTAAACTTTAACTTCTTTCTTTTTGAATCCAGCAAGAGCAACCTCCAGTTTAGATTCTACGTTGTTTACATGAATAAGGTTATAGGGTGGATAATTAGCCTGAGTGGCGTCCAAATTAAAAAATTGATCGAAAACAGTATCCAATCCTATACTGTTCTTATGGATTCTTTCCATTATTGCAGGAAGATCCGTAGCGCGATACCTTTGTAGGTTTCCCATGATAGTAGCTCCTTTAAAAGCGAGTTTGTGTTTTGTTGTCCCTTACGGCGACACTACTATTTAACCACAGATACCCTCTAAATGGGAGTAGGAAAACTCTACTGTGTTGGTTGTGTTTCCTCTACCTTTCCTTTCTTACCAATATTATATTTCTGTTCCAAGGTCCAATCATTCTTATCTTTGTATGGAAGAACCTTAATCTGATTAAGAGGAGCAATATCTTGAATAGAATCTTCTTTAACTACTGATATCAAACCCCAATCTGCAAGTAATCTAGCAATACGATTTCTTCTCTGAACATCATTAACAGTAAGATTTGCATACTTACCATCAAGAGCAAACAATTCCTTAAAATGAACGATATAATACTTCCCTTGCTTATGTAAAATATGACACGACTGATATAGTTTCTTCTCTTTCCTAGAAGCAACTCCAATCCTAGTTAGAGTTTCACGAACCTTTAAGAAATCATCTGGTTCATTCAACTTAACCTCGATCATCTTGTCTTGAGACCAGTTGACCTGGGGTTCAATAGTTTGGTTCATTTTTTACCACCAATTTCAAGTCGTTGTTTAATAAATTCGATTTGCTCTTTAGATAATATCCTCAGAGCTTGGGTGGCTTTTTCATTACTATAACCATAGTAACTTTTCACACAATCCAGATCTGAAATTTTATCCTTACGGAGCCAAGGAGAGAATCTCTTCTTTTTCCTCAATGTATTTAGATAAAAAGAATACTGCATATCCTTATCTAAGAAATGACTTTTGTTCATTTCATTAACGAAAAGAATGCAATCTAGATGTCCAGACAAACAACGATTAATAATATATGGAGAATAATCCCTCTTTGTATCAGGATCATCCTCCATCAAATTTGTCTTTGAAAAGTTAATTGAGTTTAACCAATCCTTCAGTTCCATAATTAAGTAGCAAAAGTTCCTTTCTTTCTTTTTGTTCTCTCATATAATCACCAACTGACCTTAGAGTATAGGTCAAATCAAATTCTACCGCATCCCAACCCTTAAATCTATCCCTTACTAACTGATCAGAATTATAACTCACTGCTACATCTCCAGCATAAGCAGAACAATCAATAGCAAATTTATCATGATCAAATCCCTTATGCATATCTCCAGATTTACCATATAAATTATCCTTAATATCATAAGGAGGATCAAGATAATAAAATACTCGTTTATCTTCTACTTCATCCCCCATTATATAATCATATGAATAATTACTTATACGCCACTGAGATATAATCTCTTGGTATCCAGGTAACTTTTGTATTCCTCTTATAGAAAAATTACTAATTGAAGCTTGTTTGGAGAAAGAAGAAGATTCTGTAAGTCCACTAAAACTACACTTATTAACTACGTAAAATGCTACAGCACGATTAAAGGGAGGTAAATCATTATCATTAACCTGCTCCTTGCATTTTAGAAAAATGTCCTTTGCAGATATTGGATCGTTATTAGATAACTTAAGATCTGTTAAAGTGTCCTTCAGTTCTCTTCCAAACATCTGAACATTTTGCCAAAAATTTACAAGAGGTTCATAAAGATCATTTACCCAAATATTTAAATTTGGATACTTCTTACTAATATAAAGGGATACACTTCCTCCACCAAGGAAAGGTTCCCTAAATTCATCATACTCTCTCAAATCAGGAAAGTATGATTCTATCTTAGGAGCTGCCCTAGATTTGCCTCCGGGGTAGCGCAACGGTGTCTTCAAAGATTTCATTACCAATCTGGATAAGTGTATTGGGAAAGACTGTCAACATATTGAAAAATCAAATCCCACTTAAATTCAAATGTCTCTCCATTTTCATCTTGGAGATAGAAGGGAATATGTGGATGCATTCTTTTTGCTCTGTAGTAATGATTGACAACATTGTAATCATCATCAATCCTACGTTCTAGTTCCACTTCCTCTTCCCAAATATCAACCTCCATCTATCTGACATCCTATCATAGAACCACCTACAATACCTGTTGGTATTGCCCACCAGCGATCTTTACCTCTAGAACCAAATCCTGCAAGTCCACCACCTAGGAGACCACCAATAACTGACCCATCAGAGCAATCATTAGTATCATATTCATTGTATTCTTCAGTAATAGTACGTTGTTGTGGAGGATTACTATGACTATGTGTTGAGGATGTATGTCTCTGACATGGGAACTCAATTGTTTCCTTCCATGATTTTACATATCCAGGATTGTCTTCAGTACCAGGAACATACTCTTCCCGATATTCTGTTTTATAACACGTCTTACTAGTTGAGTATCCAGGTTGATAATCATCAGCTAGTGCTGCCACCGGTGTTAATGCTAATAATGCTGCAAGTGCAATCTTCATTTAATAAAACCTCTCAGGTGGATAGGTGTCCTTTTCTACTTCTATTATAAGGGTATCTAGCACCCTATGGAAACTTTCTGACATAATTCTATACCCTGTTCCAACATAAAGTTGACCAAGAAAGACTGATACTGTAGCAGCTCCCCAGAACAGATAATAAAATCTTGATTTAACCTGATGTCTTTGTTTTTTGTTAAGTTTACTTTTCATAATCATCTGTTAGGATCTGCTAAAAATACGAAGACAAACCACAATAAAGATAGTACTGCAGCAATAGTAATAAGAGTATGCATACTTCAATTCATTATAATATCTATCTTACCATCTTTCCCACTACATCGCAAATGATTATGTTAACTCCTCAATTTTATCTCTCCAGTACTGCCTTTCATCTTCATCAATCCAAGGAGAATGGACCATAACCCAAGCATGTTGTAACCATTCCTTATTACCCCAGTCTTTACGTGGTTGATCTTTATGTTGTTTTACATCAATCGCCACTAAAATCATCCAAAGTAAATAAACTCCGGAGTTCTAATCCCTCTTCTTTCATAATAGCATCAGCCTCTCCATCCTGTTGACGATCTACAATGGAAACTACACGCTCTACCCTATAACCAGCATCACGAAGTTTTTTAGCTGCTTTAACAGCAGAAGCACCTGTTGTAATTACATCCTCCAAAACAGTTACTATAGAACCCTCTGGAAGTGATGGACCTTCTATCCATGCTTGTGTACCATACCCCTTTGCTTCTTTACGAACAATCAAAGCATCCATAAGTGATTTGTCTAGAGCAGAAACAACTGCAACCCCAGCAACCAAAGGATCAGCACCTAGAGTGAGTCCTCCCACTGCCTTAGTGCCCAATTGAAGTTTCTGTAGCATCAATACACTAACAAGAGTGAGTCCTCTTCCAGTCAAAGTGACAGGTTTACAATTCACATAATGTTTACTAGTCTTACCTGAAGAAAGAGTAAACTCACCCTTTTTATAAGCATTATCCTTTAATAATTGAAAAAGTTCTTCTTTAAATTTTTTCATTTAAATCTTTCTCCTAAGAACTTCTGCTTCGACTTTTTTAGTAATTGATGCATGTCTACGCATATCTCCACCCATAAACATTTTACTTTTGGTCATCTGCATACAAAGTTGAAGTTGTAGCAGTTCCATATCATCAAGTTTAATCATTTGAATTTACACTCCACCATAATTTCAGTAAGACAAGCTAACATATTTATTTCCTGATCTGCTACGAAGGCAATTTGGTACTGATACCTAGCAATAATAAGCACAGCAGCAGGAATGGTACTAGGAACCAAGGAGTCGTAAAGATTATCGTAAATACGACGCAGAAGTACAGTAGGATCATTGTCCAAGTTATTGACACACCATTTACGTACTTCCGGAAAGTTTTTCTCTTTGAGGTTTTTCGTGAGGTCATCTACCTTTACATCACTAAATGTAGCTAATATACCAGTATCTATCTTACCACTAACAGAATATCTTTGACATTCATTAAGAACTCTTCTCCAATCTGGAAAATGTTTCTGAATAAGTTCTATAAGAACTTTCTTTTCAGCTTCAATCCGTTCACTGTCCAGGATGGATACAAGTCTGTTAAAGAATCCAGCAGCAATTTCTTGTCTCTCTTTTCCTTTAATAGAAAAGTCAACCACAGCACACCTGGAATGGAGGGGTGGGATAATTTTATTCTTGTAGTTGCACGTGAAGATGAATCTGCAGTTGTTAGCAAATTCCTCAATTGATGCCCTAAGCAATAATTGTACATCTGTCGTAGTATTATCCGCCTCATCAATGATGATAACTTTATGCTTGGCTTCTGAGGAGAGGGAGACTGTGGAGGCGAAATTCTTGGCATTATTCCTGACCGTTTCCAGAAATCGTCCCTCATCTGATCCATTGATGACATAATAATCCACCCCTAATTCATGGCACAAAGCCTTTGCTACTGTTGTCTTACCACAACCAGCAGGACCTGAAAGAAGTAGATTAGGAATTTCTCCCTTCTTTACAAATTGCTGAAAGGTATCCTTAATACCTTCTGGCAAAATACATTCTTCAATCTTTTTGGGTCTATACTTTTCAACCCAAAGAAATTCATCTCTCATAATTTCTTAATCTCACATAATAAGGTGCTAAAATATGAGTATTGAAGTGTTTTCCTACAATACCCCTCTCCAAATTTAACTCTTGAAGTAATCCCCAAGAACCCTCTTTATTAATGAGGATCTGTACCCATTCTACATCATCTTCAAGCAATTGCACAGCTTTATCTTGTGCAGATGTCCAATCTTCATATTCTTTTTCAAATTTAACATCC